GCATCGCTACCATGTTCTCGAGTAGGCGCTGAGCGTCGCCGTAATCGGACTGGTAGGGGGTGCCAGCGAGGCGGCCGTTGATTTGCTGAATGAAGCGGAGGCAGGACTTGCCCATGAAATTGAGCGAGTCGATTACCAAGATGTCTTTCGTCCCCCAGGTTTGGATGTTGCCAAGCTTGTTAATCCCGTCGTTCCAGTTGTCCATGGCGTTGACGCCCTTGATCCAACCAGCGGCGACCTTCGGGATCATCTTGCCGGCGACCTGCTGCATTGGGTCGGTGCAGGTTATGTACGAGACCCTCGCGAGAGCCTCCTTGTGATTGACAAGAAGATTCTTAAGCACTTCAAGGCCAACATCATAGTCTAAAATACGGAGATTGTATCCGGCGATAGCCAAACTAGCTAAAGCTCCGGTTTTTCCAGTGCCACTATCGCCGAGGAAGAGTAGTTTGGTAATGGTAGAAGTTGGATAGTCACCTAAGCCAGGCATTGCATCCTCTTGTATCTGGTGTTCTGGAATTGTACGGCTGGCGTAGCCCACTCACAATTCTCTAACTCATAGTTCTTGTCACCATCTTTACGTTCGAGAGTTAACCCTTCCGGGCGCTCCCCCATGTCGAGGTAGAAGTTATCGTAGTTATGCCACCGCTCGCACACTCTAATGCCACGAGCCCCATAGAACTTGTAATCATCTCGCTTACGGTCGTAGCACCGCCGCATCATATCGTACCAACTGTTCCAGGTTGGACCAATATGAAGGAACTGTCCTTTTCTTCTGCGCCCCACTATACGTCTCCTCGGGCGACGAGGGGGTCCCATGATCGCCTCATATATTTAGCAGGGTTGTTGAGGAAGTCGCCGCGAACCTCGGGCGAGCGATTGCATATGCCACGGTACTCGCAGCCGCCCCACTTGGAACAGGAACTTTCGTTCATGGGCCAGCGCTCGGTTTGGGCGAAATAAGTGGCTTGGGAGAGATAGTAACCGACCTCCTCGTACCATTCGTTTAGCTGGCTATCGGTACGGTGGGCGAAGCCACGCTTGAAGCGGGTCGAGTTGACGAGGACCTGGGCGGCGTCGATCATCACGCCCTGGGTGGGGATTTTGTAGACAATTTTGCCGGCGAAACTATAGCCGGACATCTGATTGTCGGGGGAGAACTGCTCGAAATAACGCTCTTCGAGTTGGAATTTAGTGGTTTTCTTGTCGAGAATGAACGTCATGTTCTCCATGGTAGCTAGTCTGTCGATGTGTCCGCATAAGATAAACGGATTTCCGTCGGGGGATATGTAACTGGTTGCGTACCGGAAGGATAACTCAACGGCAGGCCTGCCATCTGGGAAGATAACGGTTCGCAAGGCATCGTTTTCGTACTGTGCGAGGTACCAGACGACGGATCGGACAAGGGTGAAGCGGTTTTTATAGCTGTCGTCGGTGACCCAGGGACGGCGGAGTTCGCGGTTCCACGACTGCGTAAGAGCTGTTCGGACAGCGAAGATCTTTGCCTGGGCATGAGATTTTCCTGCTGCTCGGGCTCGATCGTAGGCTTCGAGCGCCTGATGGTAGAGGATGCCGAAGGTGAGGTGGATGTTGCCCTCACGGGAAGTGGTAGACAAGAGGATCGTAAGAAAATACTTGCGCGGGCATTCTTTCAGCAGACCTAATGAAACGCTGTCCCACGCGATCTGCAGGAGTGGGTAGCGCTGAGAGAACGAGGTATTGATTGGTACGAGGGTCATGATTTTAACTGCCTAGCTTTTTGGAGCGTGGCAATGATGTTGTCTATGAATGGCATTGCGACTCGCTCATTCATTACCGCTTCGGCGAAGCACTTATCCTCGCTTGTCATCAAGCGCATGTGGGCGTTGGCGCAGTTCTCACACAGAGCCACGTCAACGTGGTGGGCTTGGGGAGGATAGCGGTGATAAGCCGCATGGAGTTGATCGTAATGAACAGTCATGCGATTGTTGAACGGGCCTAATTCGGAGATCGCAACTCCTATTTCGCTCAGCCCGCGCGCTATATTTGGGTCATCCCCCTCACAGTATGTGAGTTTGAGCCTTTCGACGAGGAGTTCGAGGGCCAATTTGGCGATAGCGGTGCTGCGTTCAGAGAGGTGGTTCACAGCGTAAACTCCTCGGCCAATTTGGCTGCACAATCGAAAACAGACTCGTCGGTTTGGGCAAGCTCGAAAGCTTTGGCCCAGCATCTGGCGGACTCCTTCTCGCGCCAAGTTAGGCCACAGTTCAATTTTATTGCAACCTCGTCCATCATGGGATTAGATGCAAGGGAGAGGATCTTGAGCATCTTGCCAGCTTTTTCGATTTGTTCCTCGGTCATAGGCCCAGTTTCCCTAATAGGTCGCTTGTTGAGACATCAGTGGGAAGCGCAACCTTCTTGCCAAGAGAGGCATTGGATCGTGTCTTGCCGGGCTCGGAAGCGGACTCCGGCGCTTGCATGAACTTGATGCGATCGGCCTCAAGCCGCTCCACGATACGCTCGATTTCTTCGTCAGTTAGTTCCGTCGGGTCCTTGGCGAAGAGGAAATCCAGCGATTTCGGGTCAACTTGTGACAGCGGACTCGAGGTGGTCAACGAGGAATTGGGGATCGAGGGCTTCGGTGGCTCCGGCTGCGTCATTTGCTGCGGCCTCCAGTTGGACGATTTTCTTGCGGATTAGCACTCGAAGAAACACGCCGGTGGCTACGCCAGTGGGGCGCAAGAGTTCCTCAAGGCGCTCCCAATCACCCTTGAACAGGGTGAGGTTTTTTCTCTTGTCGAGCGGTTCTTCAGCTCGTCTTCCCATTTTTCAGTGACCTCATTAGCCAAAGCTCAGTTTTTGGCTTATCGGGAGATGTTCGGATTTGGATGCTCATAAGGCTCGGGTCTTGTGCTTCGGCCCGAGCCTTATAGAGCTTCGCTTTACAAATGGCAATATCTGGCGTAGACACTACCACGCCGATCGGCTTGGAGAGTGCTACATACCAGATTTCAAGCCAGGAACTTTGGTCCATGGGTGGCTCATGGAATTAAGGGGGAGGGGCGGCGAGGCAAGGCGCAACTCCTCCCCCACAAGGCTAAAGACAGGCGTAGCCCGGGCGCGGGTTAAGCTGCCTTCGCCTTGTTCAGGTCCTCGATCACGATGGCGCCGACGGCGGAAACTCGCCGCTTGGCCTCCTCGGTGATGTCGGGATACTTGGCAATGACCGCCTCGATGAGTTCGGACATTTTCTCCTTCGAGACGGAAGTGAGCTTGACGTTGGAAGCCTTGAGAGCTTCCTTGACCTTGGCTTCCGCGATCTTCCAGGCCTCGCGCTCGACGGGGTCCATCGGGACTCGGCCGCCGCCCAGCTGACGCACGCCGAACTCGTACTTGTCGGCATACTCGGCGAACGCCTTGTCGAGGGAGTCCTTGTCGAGAACGGTGGGGGAAATTTCCTCGTCGTCGGGAAGCTTGTTGGTCTCGCGATACTCTTCGATGAGGGCCTTGATCTGGGCCGCGAAGTTGTTGCGCAGATTTTCGGCTCGCGTCTGGTTCAGGGCCGAGGCTTCACCAGGGGTCAATTCTTGCGGCCCTGGAGAATAGGGATAGTCCACGTTGAACTCCAAACCCTGGATCGTGATTGATCCCATCTTGGGCTGTTCAACAGGTGCGGTGGCATCGGTCATTTACGGTCCTCCAGTGAATGTCGCATCGGCGACGGTTACTCGGGCATTGTACGGCGCCGTATGGCCATGTCAAGGGCCAATTGGCGGGTTTTTCGGTCCCCACGTATTGAACGATCATACGGGGGGACAGTTAGTCAAAGTTCTCATCTGGCAGAACTGGTGCAGGTGCAGGGGTGGGCGCGGGCTTGGGTTGCGAACCCTCCACGAAGGTGACAACTTGGCGTAAGGCCTTCCATACGGGAGAACCAGAATACTCCAAATCGCAGCGCGGATAGACGCACTTCTTCACATTCGGGCAGGGGCCATTAACGAAGCCGCAGTGGTGGTCGCTCATTTTAAGAACCTCATTAGCCGGGCGTTAACTCGCATTTTGGCCAGCAGGTTATCGTCTTTGAATACCTCGTCCCATTCGAGAGAAGTAAGTTGGCGAACACTTAAATCATCGTTGAAGATCGCAACATGATTGCAGTATTTGCAAATGCACCAGGCGCCGCCGAAAGGCTTCGCGCCGGTAGAGTCGGAGTCGGTCGCAGCGTCGTTCAGCTTGCCGCAGCCCCAGCAGATAAAGGCTGGTATGCGAGAGGTGTTTTCGTTCATCTAGATCATCCAAAACCAGAGTGCGGTTTCGACCTCGAAGCCCCAAAGCTCCATAATTTCGCCCTTCCAGATATGTATCACTGGTATCCAGCGATAGTAATACTGGCCAGTGCTACAATCCCAATTTCGAGAGGACCGCATCCATTTCCTCTTTGCTCATCTGAGGTCGAGCCGGTTTAGTTTGTCGCGCAGAATTCTGATAATAGCCCGCCCAGAGTTTCGGATCAAGTCGCATATGACGACGCTTGCTAGTCCAAGCAATAAGGTCGAAGATGCGATTATGAAGAGCATAATAGGCGGTTCCAACCACAGAAAGAGCAGCATAGACCTGGGTTTCATCTTCGAGTTTGCCGTCCTCGGGATTAAGTTCCGCGTCGAAGCAGTACCGATTTAGCTCCTGCAGGGTCTGCATTAGAGTTTTGAGTTCCTTGTGAGCGGGGTACTCCTCCGGGCTTGCGACGAACAAAAAGTTTCGGTCCGGGGAACTCGATGGAGAAGGTGAGGACGGAATATTTTGACTTTCCGTCGTTGAAGATTCGATCGGTTTCTCTGACTGCATAGCACAGGCTCCGCATGGAGGTGATCTGTTCCGGAGGGAACTCGGCAGAGATACCCTCCGGCGATGCTAGGGCCTCGTCCATTAGGACCTTGGCCTTTTCGCGCATAGTTGGCTCACTCATTACTCGGGGTCCTTCATTTGAGACACAGGGATGAACTTCCCTGCACGAATGTCAGCCTCGGTTGGCTGAATGTCTGGAAAAAGGGCCGCCGCCTCGGCCTTGATTTCACGAGCAATCAACTGCATTGGAGGCGCCATGCAATCGGACAGGTGCATTGCGTTGATTTTGGCAGAGCCCTTGGAAAGAGCTTCGGCCTCAACCAGACCCTTCGCGAGAGCGCGTAAGGCCCACATAGCACCCATCTCGAAGCAGTGCGCCTCCAAGCGTTGGCTCATGGTTTAGGTTTCTCCCATTTATCTTCCCCTCTCATCATCCGCTCCAAGCCTGGCACAGAGACGCGCAATGTCCTCTTGCCAATTCGAATGAGTGGGAAGTCACCGCGTGCGGCAGCCGCATAACTCGCATTACGCGACAAGCCAAAGTAGATGCGACCTGCATCAGGCACGGATAGTGTCTTTGGCTGTTGAGGGCCTATCATAGCATTGGCTCCAGGTTAGCGAAACAGAGAACAGACTTTGATCTGGTCTCGATGACGTACTTCAGGTTGAGGTCCTGTTCGTACGGGACAGGGTTGCCGTTGTCTCGGGCAGCGATTGCGTATTTGGACGGCACACGCCATGGGTCGAGATGTAGCACCACAGGCCACTCGAGTCCCTTCGCCTTGTGTCCAGTTGCCAGTGTGATCCGTAGATTACCAGTGTCGAACATGACACCAAGCAACTCCCGACACTTCGCTGCCGACGTGCAAAGTGAGCTTTCGAGTACAGCAGCAAGACACTCACGTTTATCCTGAATGATGGCGACATGAGCATCTTTTCCATTAGCGATAGCGAGATTGATCTCGCGCTCTGCCCAGTTGTTGACAAGTGCAAGGCAAACTTCCGGAGGAGCGTCGTCGTCAGAGAAGATCTTCTTCGAGAGGTTACTGAGTGTTTTGCCGATTTCACGGCCCATGATAGTGCAGCCTCTTCCGCCCTTGATAATACGCAGAGCACAAGCAAGGAGTGGAGCATTGTTTCTGCACAAGATGGCAATTTGCTTGCCGTCTGCGATTTTTTCGACATCTTCAATGTTCCACTCCCTATCACCGAAGTTGTGGATGGAGCCTTCCTCGTTCGTGTCGTAAGCAGTAAAGCCAGGGGCGTGGTCTTGTTGTCGAGCAACAACTGCCTTTGGGCAGCGGAATGTAAGAGATAAGGGGAGATCGACCCACTCGTCACGAAGGTCGCGCAGTCGTTCCATCGAGGCACTGTCGGCTCCTCTGAAGGCATAGATGGCCTGGAGCGGATCGCCGACTACGGTGAGGCGCCCAGCGGCCGTTTTCGCGATCATCATGTGGTTGAGGGGGGAGAGGTCTTGCGCCTCGTCGAGAATAACCTCGGCGTAGCGCGTGAAGACCCCGCCGAAGAGGGCCGACATATAGATCTGGTCGTCGTAATCTATAGTCCCCTCGAACGCCATTCTGATATCGCGGAGGAGGACTTCGCGGGCTAACCAGATCATGCCCTCGTTGAACTCCATATAAAGGGAGTCACAGATGTCCTCCCAGCCGTCGTCATCGTCCTCGATAAGTCCGTGATAGGTGTCGGAATATTGTTGAGGCACCAGGCCACGGAGTTTCGCGTAACGGACCAGGCGGAGGACCTCGCCGAAGTTGTCGCGCGACATGCGCTCGTATTCAGGCCCGGCCTTCTTGATTACGTCTTTGAGGATTGCGCCGATTTTATCAGGTTCGACGGCGCAGCGCTTGCCAATGGTCCTGCCCCAAGCTTCGTGGCCTAGACCGTTGATGGTCTTGACGTTGAAGTGGGTGGGCATACGGCTCTCAGCCTCCTTTTTGTTCTTGACGTTGAAGACCACATAGAGGGACGGGCGGATAGGCAAGGCCCGTGCCATCATCTCGACGGTGGAGGTCTTTGCGCAGCCGGCGAAGGCTTTGACCATGATGTTGGACTGCGTGGTGCGCGCAGTGGTGATGATGGCTTGCTGCTGAGCAGTAGGAGTGAGTGCCATGTTAGCAGCCCTCCGGTAGCGAGTCGTTCATTTCCGGCGCGGGCGGAATAGCTCGAACTGTTTCCAGGTTGTGCACGAATGCCGCAGCGACGGTGCGCATGAAATGCTCTTGCGCCTCGCGGGAGGGGAAGAAGAATGTAACGCTGTCGTGCCCAGGCTCGCCGAGTTCCGGCTCGAGACTGATCCACCAGTTACGGGCCTTCACGCCGATTTTTACATCAGGCGTTTTGCAGAAGTTATGCAGATCGACACTTATAGACATCCTCGACACTCCTTGTTGTGCGAAACCCTCGGAGGATTACAGAGGGCTTCGCGGGTGAAAACTATTCGTCGTCGCCGTAGTTGACTTCGTCAGAGTCCTCGTCGCCCTCGATAGCGTGATCGGGTAGCTCTTGCTGGTCGTCCATCTGGATTTTCGGCCGGCCAGATGAGCCAAAAACCAGCTCACATTCGTACCATTTCTCCGGCTCCATCCACTGGCAGAGCTCGGAAGCAAACTTGCCGCCAGTTTTTGGGGAATTGGCTATGTAGCCCAAGTGGAAGGGATCTTGGAGCGAGTCCGCATTCCACTTCAGATGGCCGTAGGTGTCCAACTCGATCATTTCGAGAAGGGACTTGAAAAGGTCCTTGTGGACGCCTTCAGCGTTGAAGTCCTTGAGCAGGACCTTCACGGCCTCCACATCATGAGGGTTATCTGGTTCCCTCACGATTAGGAGTTTCGCGCCGACTGGAAGAAGCTGGATCACGTCTGCCGCTGGCGGGCGGAAGGCCATGCCGACGATGGGGGCCTGTATCATCCTATGTCCCTCAACATCTGCGCTGCGGTTTTCTTCAGCGCGTTGGAGTAGTCTTCGAGCCGCTGTTGGTGAGACTGCAACTCGTTGATGGTGCGCCGAATGTCGGCCTGGATGGATTGCAGGCTGGCATTCTTCAGCGGAAGCGGCGTGAGTGTCGGCATCGGCTTCTCGTCGATGTCAGTTTCAGGGCTTAGGTTGGTCATGCTCTTTCCTCGCTTTGAGATCTTCTTCGAAATAGTCTGCCTGCTCGCGAAGAAGTTTGATTACGTCCTCGCGCTCAGCGTTTGAGATGTAGTTGCATCGGCCTTTGGGGTCCTCCCCGAACTCGAAGAGGAGAACTACGAAGCCCACAGTTTTTGGCCGCGAGGGAAATTGAGGGTTGAAGCCCTTGTCAATTGCTCTGGCTAAGCCGTTAAGCTTCTCGCGAAATCTCTCGTCAACGGGTCCGGGGTCGGCGGGCAAGTTAGCCTCCGCGAAGTTTTCGGCCAATGCGAACTACATTGGACTTGTGAGGGACTACGGCGAAACTTAATCCCATGGCGCCGAGGATCGCGGCGACAGTGGCGTGGCGTGGGAAGCGGGTCTCGCCCTCGAACATCTTATAGATGGTGGAGTACGATACGCCCGACTCGTTGGAGAGGAACTTGTAATCGATCTGAGAATGATCGGTTTCCCTCACGCAGCGGACTTGAGCCGCCGTGCGGACTCGGTCGATGATCGGGTCCTTGTCCTTGAAGTTGTAGGACTTGTAGGGTTTGAAGCTCATATGGTGCCTCCAGCCTTGGCTACCGCCGCGCGCAGCGTATCAACGTCGGAGGGCCTCTCGCGATACTTGATGCTCGCGATTTGGTCGGCGATGTCGTTGAGCGCGGTGATCGCCGAAGTGGCTTGGTCCTGCTCACGCTTCGTGCGCATGAGCTTTTTGGCGTTGAGCTTGACGCCGGCGGTGTGGCGGATCAGTTTCACGATTTCAGTTCGCGCTTGATCCGCTAGGGCGACGTTCTCTACGTCGCAAATGAGGGACATCGTCATGAGCGTAGCTCATACGTTGCATGGCCTACCCGCCGCACGACCTTCTTGCGGATCAGATACAAAAGCATCTGGCTCGCCGATTTGACGGTGGTGTTGGTCTCAGCAGCGATCGCCGCGAGCTTCTTCTTCCCGCCGGCGAGGGTGTTCACCAGCTTTTGCTGCTTTTGGGTCGGCATCTTCGGCCCGGGTGCAGGCAGCATGAGCGCGGGCGGCGCAATCGGCCGGACCTCAACGTTGCCCACCTTCTGTGCTTCGAGCGAGCACAATAGGGCGTACAAGTTGGGTTCCTTCACGTGACAACTCACGTAGAAGGTCGGAGTGAATTTAACTTCCATGCGTGGCTCCTTTCGCGACGTGAGGATTATAAAGAGTTGCCTCGTTCACGTCCACGTCGAAGACGGAAGCGATGCAATCCTGCATCATGCGAAGGCCGCGACGCTTGAGTGCAGCGGCGAC